TTGATATACAGCTTCATTCTCGATAAACCATGCTTGAGCGCGAAATTCTGCTTCTTATTTCCCCCTGTCAAATCGTCGATTAGATCGAAGATCTTCAGAAGCGAATTATGTCCATGCTTACGTAGCCCTCGGCCAATCGATTGCAACACACGAATCTGAGATTTAGTGGGATTAGCGAAGATAATATTGTGGAGATTCTTAATGTTGATGCCTGTGCTGAAGACACCAACTGATGCTAAAACTATAGCGCCGCCATAATGTCTAACTTTTGTTGGTTTCATTTCTTTTCTTTCGACTCACGGCACGCTTCTCTAGCATCATTTGTTTGAACTTAGGATCAGCCCATCTCTAATTCATGAAGATATTCATACTTTTGTATGTTTACACCGGTTGAGAATGGTTTGTTATCCAGTGATCCGCAATGTTATCTTCAGTAGTTACCTTTGCCGCCATTTTAATTTCGCCGTTCATTAGCACTACCTCGCTATCTTGCCGAACGCGTATCTCAATGTTGTCAAATGTCAAAACTGTCATTGGATGTATTTCTTCCATTTGAAGGCGGACCTCTTCACGATATGCGGTTTTAGTGGCCCCTGAAATGAAGTACATAGGACGGTCTGGATCCACATTCAGGCTCTTCATCAATTCGAATAATGGAACACCATGGTTGTCTACATAGTTGAAGAGGACGAGGGTATTCTTAGTTTGGGCTAGAGCGAGGCGGCAAATGAATCGGCTTCGTTTCTCATGCTTAGCAAGATATGTCATCTCATCTGGATAAGTCCCGGGAAGCTTACGGAAGAGCTTACACTCATCCTTACTATAGTCAAGTTTCAGTATGTTTATCTGCGTCTTTGAAAGCGTGTCATTGTCGATCAGTTCCTTGGTAGACGTTGCTTTGAAAACTGGCCCAAAGAGGCCTATTAGGACAAGCTTATGTGTTTCCATATTATCTAACGTGCCCGTAGTGCCTATGCGGATCGTGGCATTACAGCATGCATTCATGATACGATTAAGAGATTTAGCTTTTGCGAGGTGAGCTTCATCACATATCACAGTTCCAATATCTTCAAACCAAGGCTTCGGCAATTTGAAAATGGATTGCCACGTCGTGATGATGATAGGCTTCTCGGTATACTTCTCATGTCCAGAGTAGATCTTATGGATATTGCTTTCGACGTCATATCCATTCTTCTTTGAGTAATCAGCGAAGTCACCAGTCATCTGCTCGACCAATGATGTAGTGGGAACAACAATCATGATACGTTTGTTCAGAATCAGATGGGTATAAAGCGCGAGCAAGTAAATGATCAGGGATTTACCCGAGCCTGTAGGAGAAATGATCAACTGTCGCTGGTGGGAAATGGCTTTCAGAAACGCAGCAGTTTGATAATCACGGAGAGTGTAAGGCAAGTTAACATTAGCAAGGAAAGTGCGAATCTTGTCTTTATCGATCAACTCAGGAAACACTGACATGTCGTGCGTCAGCGGGTACGCTCGCGCAGCGCAAAATGCCTGTAGGTCTTGGACTAGTCCGTGAGGCAATTCATGCGTCCGGCCGTCGAGCAAACGTATCTTCCCATCCCAAATTCCCGACCGGTAGCGGGGCATATAGCGATAATTCGGGACGAAGAAAGTGTAGCGATCCATGATTTCATGCAGGATCCCTTGCTCAGCTTCAATGCGAACTGAGGATTCGTTTACTTTGTGGATATGGATGGCATCAGACATGATATACTAACAACCAGATTGGAACTTGTGCCATTCGATCATATTCTTGATCGCGGTACTCCGCCAGCGCAGATTGCCTAAAATCTCTTCAATGGTTTCAACGAGAATCTTCGAATAATGCACCTTTAGATCAAGTGCAATAACATCGTCATCCGCATCAATATAGTAATGCAGATCGCCCTTAAGCGGTTTCGATAATCCACCGAAGGGATCATAATCCCATCCTAGATCTTCCATCTCAGGAGCAAGCATTTTTCCAGTGAAATAACGCCACTTATCTTTCTTTAACTTAGAAAGTTGGCCTTCTCTTTTGCGAAGGAAAAGTCGAGCGACGTTGAACAATTGAAGGTACTTTGCATGTAGTTTTGAACCTGCAGCAGAAGAGACATCCAAAGCCTTTTCATCCAAGATCGCATCCTGCGCCCACATCGTATGAATTGTATCGAGATCAATCATGAAATAACTATATCACATTTTAGGGGTTTTTGTACACCACTTTATACGATATCAAAAGAAGAATATGCGAAGTCTACTGAAGCAGTCACGTATGGAATGCTTGTATCTTGGCTGTTGAAATCGATAGGGGTCAAGGTAGTGGGCATCGCATCCTTGAAAATGATCTGACGATTGGAAGTATTCTTATTTGTCAGAATACTCAATGTCATGTCCCTAAACATCAGGTCGTTGCTATGCGCGTTATTGTAAATCCAGTTGTAGATCTCAATATAATTCGCCAACTCTTCGTCAACGATAAAGATGATAGGTAAAGGAGAGTACTGAATGGTCTCACCCGGCTGAGGCGCTCGCATATTTCGGAACGCTACTTCAATTTCGGGTAATGAAACCGCTGGAAGTTGGGCGGCAATGCAGAAGTATTCGACGTTACGAAACTCTTCAGCATTGATCGTCAGACGGAATCCAAGGGGACTCAACATACTGACTTTGGTAAGGTCTGGGGTGCAAGCTGCCATATATCTATTTATACGTAGGCAAAAAAAAGAGAGGGACCGAAGTCCCTCTCCTCTAAACTCTTGGAGTTTCCCAGCTTACACCAGGTTGGCAACCGTGAAGTGACGGAAGTAGAAGTTTCCACCAGCCGCACCGAACTTGTCGGATGCTGCGCCAGCGTAACTGTCCGCACCATCTACGAACGGGTTAGCCCGGATGCCATAACGGGTTTTGAATCCGATACGTGGCTGGAAGTCACTCTCTCCCACGGCCCGCATCATAGTCAGCGGAACGTACGGGCAGTAGAACACACCTGCATCGTAGGGGTTTGCACCGCGATATCCAACGGTGATATAGTCGGTAGTAGCATACGGATCAACGAACACCTTCATGCGGCCATTGATCGTTCCGGCGAGCAGGTTACCAGTAGGATCTACGGATAGACCACCAGATGCCAGCACGGTGGTGATATCAAGAATCCCGCTCGCTGCGATTGCCGAAGCAATATTAGCGGAACAGATCACGAAGTTACCCTTGCCACGGCGAGTGTCAATAGCAATTCCGTTTGCCTCGAGCTCAAGGACCATCAGAAGCGCCTTGAACTTTTCAGCCCACCAGCGACCATCAGCATCATTCATATCGTAAGTGCCTGATCCGGAAATACCAGCCTTTGCAGACCAGTTAATACCGTTAAGCATCTCACGGTTGATTTCCGCGATCACTTCCGTTGATAGGATGTTCGCCAGCTCAGACTCAGCGTCGAGGCCGTGAACTGCCTTCAGGTCCTGAGCAATCTCAGTAGTGTAGCAAGCACGGAGTGCGCGAGTTGTGGCTTGAACCGACGTCTTGTCGATCGAGAATCCCATTTCACCGAAACCACTAGGATTGGTTCCAGCGTCATATCCACCAGACATTGCTTCTGCAGCCGCTGTCGTAACAGGACCAGTAAATGCCGTGTCGGGCTCGTTGAACAGAGCCTCTGCGCCAGTCGTTGTTGAGGCCTTGGTAGACCTGTACTCAGACTTCATCGCAAAGATGAGGCCGGTTGGCATAGTCATAGGCTGTACACCAGCAACATCATACGCGATGATATTGGGCATTGCACGGCGGACGAGACTGATCAAAACGGGATCAAAATTCTGTACTTGTGCTGTGGTATTACCGGCTTCGGTAATGTACCCATTAAGGGCCGAGCGCTCTTCATTAAGGGCAACTTCTTGGTTCTCGAGCAAACGGGCGGTCACTGCCTTCTTATAAGGATCAGTAATCGGTGCACAATCTGGGTGATTCAGAACTGCATCCCATTTCTTTTCTAGTTGTGTTGCGTTAAACATGTTCGTTTCCTAACTTGTGTTTCGAAGTTATTTATTATCTAATCGTTTTTCGCATGCCGTCCGAGCGCTGCGACGTATCTTCCCATAGCGGATTTATCTTCACTAATGCCAGATTCCTCAACAATAGTCGTCTTGACTCGTGTATTCAGTGGCATTTCATTTTCTTCACTGATCCCATGTTTTGTAAAATATGTTTCCTTGACGAGAGTCACCTTAGCAGTGAAGTCCTCTACATCAGTGAACTGAAGCATTTCAGTAAGCTTCCCTAGACGGATAACGTCCGTGTCAGCCAGAGACTCTGAAGCAGCAGAGATGATCTTCTCACGACGAAGGCGGTCTAGTTCTTCAGTAAGTTTCGTCACCTTATCCCAAGCTTTAGTCCCTGCGCTCTTTGCAGAAGCAGTTTGTTCGCTCATGTCCTTATATAGGTCAACCTTATCTTCGGGCATTTGAACATAGTGCTCTTCAAATAACGTCTTGAGACCGGTTATAAACGATTCTGTAAGCTCGGTCCGAATCTGCTCGTCGATAGTCGTAGTATTCTCTTCAGCAAATGATGTAGCTGCATATGAAAGGTAGTTATCAAGCTTCTCAGTCATTGTAGTGATTTCTTCCTTCACACTAGCTTCAATAAGCTGAGCACACTCTGAACGAATCTTTGCAACTTCATTAACAACCTTTTCTGATACGGCAGCTTCAAAAATTATGGCTGCCTTGTCTCTGAACTCTTCCGAAAGACTTTCATCAGCTGCGACGAGAGAAGCGAGAGTCTCAGTGCACTGGATAGCTTTGTTCTTATCAAGAACATCATCAATGCTTTCCTTAACCTTCTTCTTAATCTTCTCCTCAACAGTATCAGGATCATCCTCTTCAGCATCAGGATCACCCTCAGATTCTTTCTTGGTCTTCCTTTTAGTAGACTCATACGGATTCTCACCATCGAGGGCATAAGGATCATCCTCAGTGTTATCCTCGGTGTCATCCTCTTCGTCAGATTCGCGCTTGATC